CCGCTACTAGATTGTGTAGTTTCATCTCTCGCTCGATAATCTTCACCGCCGAGTGAATCTTCTCGGGGTCGGTGTTTTGAATGCCTTGAAATCTCTTCTTCGCGTCGATAAAGTGACCTTTTCGACTGTAAGTGTACTTGCTGGACATGTTCACTCGATCGGTATCTTTGAAATTGGGAGTGTCGTCGATGATTTCTTGCTCGGTCGAGCACCTCACACACAGAAAAATAGAGTCGTCATCCGGGCTGACCCGAAACTCGAGAGAATGACAGGCCGGGCAGACCATCTTCTTGGGCCTCTGTGAGAGATTAGTAATCTCGACGTACTCCTGAGCGATGCACAGATATCTCGAGACGATTCTCTCCATCTTTTCGGCGTTGGCATCGTGACAAGCAGGAGCAATGTTGATGAAGCTCTTCTCTCCCGAATTTTTGAGTAGCTGTCGATAGCTCTCGATTAGGTCGTGTGTGCGAAAGATATACAGACTCAGCTCGATGGTCGACTCAAGATCCTGAATTCTTCGACGGAGTAAGCTCGCCTGACGCTTGGCCAGAACTTTCTGAATCGGATCGTCGCCTTCGGTCAGAATCCATAGCGTTTTCTGAAGGTCTTTCTCTAGTTCCTCGATCGAGGAGATGTTACTAATCAACTTCTCCCGAATCTTCGAGTCGATATGAAAGATGTTGTAGTCTCGAAAGTCGATTGAGAGTCTTTCCGAGGGAGAGTGAGAAGATGTGCCGCTCTTGGAGTTTCGAGTTCGAGAGGTCTGATGATGAGAACAGCTTCCTTTGGGAGCCACCGAAGAGATAAAAGACTGAGTGAGAGGTTTTGCCTGACTAGTCTTTTTCGGAATCGGTTTTTTCGCTCCTTTCCTCTGAGAAGGAAGGTACTGGCAGAAATTACGAGAGTCGCTCATGAATGATGGACTCGGAATTCCACTCTAAGATACTAAGGCAATCATATCGAAAGATTAGAAATTCCTTGTCAGACAAGGAATTTCTTTTGAGGAATCTACTTGAAAGTATAACCTTTGCTTTTCGCCTCGTCGACGATCTTTTTCAGTTTGAGATGAAACTTTGAATCTTGAATCTTGATATGAACTTCTTGACCGGACAGATGGACACTATCCACATATAGACGATATTTTCCTTTTCCGTTGTGATTAATAATGCTAGACGAACATTTTTTGCCCGAACACAGCTGTTCCCACTCTTTAGCTGTTAATTCTTCGTGTCTATCGAAAAAGTAAGTTAACTTAAGTACATCACATCTAATCTGAATCGCCAGAGTCCAGGTCGCTTCGTCGTTCTCTTCCATCCACATTTTGATTTTGTACATTTTTAGCAAAGGTGAAAATTCTTCGAAATAGAGACCGTTGAAATTCATTTTTTCGAAAAAGGTACCAGAATCTGTGATGCCTCCGCAGTTTCTTTCAACTTTATGTTTTCACCTGGTCGAAGGTTCAAACAGTTTCCCCTTCATTCTTCAGGTCGAACATTATTGCATACCTTCTCTCAGGTCAAAGTACTCGAATTCGTAAATTCAGGTTCATTTCAGGTGCAAAATCTCCACTCGAGATCTCGCGGTTCTCGACTTTCGACGTGCTTCTTGGCTCTTTTTTCACTCGAATTCCTCCTTTGAGTGAAAAATTTTTTGCGTTTTTTTTATGTTTTCGGAATATTAACACCGATCTTCGGAATTTCAGAATGTCGTTTTCCACGCTTAGCGCTGCCACCTGCTTTATCGATCTGGCTACCTTTTCGGAGCCAGAAGGTTTTCTTTACGGTGGTCCAGATGCGATTACCTGGTTCGTCGCTGCGGTGCAGAAGGCCAACTGGTTCTCCTTCATCCCTATCCAGCTCCGCATGAACGGAGTGGTGGACTTTGGTCAGAAGAACATCAGTGCCAGTGTCAACCGTTCGGGCGATTACGTTCTGAATACCTGGTTCCGAGCCCAGATTCCTCAGTTGGAGCTGGTTCAGCCCGGCGGTGTGAATGGAATCTTTCTCGATTCGTCGATTCGGTGGACTCGGTTGCTGATGCACAATCTGATGGAGCGAGTTCAGATCTGCTTCAACGAGCTGATCGTGCAAGAGTTCGGCAGTCATTGGCTGGACTTTAACTTCCAGTTTCGATGCTGGGGTTCCAAGAGAATCGGTTATCGAAATATGGTCGGTGATATCGCCGCCATGACTACACCGGTTCCCCCTGGTACCCCTCTGGGCACAGGAGGTTTCTTCTCCGTCATTCTGCCTTTCTGGTTCGGTGAGGATTCCGGTATCGCTCTGCCAGTGGCCGCTCTGCCGTTCAACGATATCAAGATCAACTTCACTCTGAGGAGGTGGGAGGAGCTTCTCGTTGTCTATCCAGGCACTCTCGCCACCGGCGGACCCTCTGGTCCCGGAACTGGCGTCGCTGCGACAGTGGCCAACGTCTTTGTCTTCGGCTCTACCTCTCAGAAGCCAGCTCTGGTCGATCCAGGCACCTACGCTCACTATGCCGTCGTTCACAACGACGAGCGAGTCAAGATGGGTGATGCTCCTCGTGATATGCTGATTCACCAGGTGCAGGACACTCAGAACGCCCCGTTCAAGGATATCACCAGCCGAACCGCGTTCGACATTCGTCTCTCTCACTCGATTGTTCTGTTCTGCTTTGCGGCTCAGAATATCTCTCTGCTCTCCGTCAATTCCGGACAGGGAGGTGGCGAGTGGAGCAACTACACTACCGAGTTTAACTACGCGGGTCTGGACCCGATCGCCTACTCGGTGCTGGTCTATGAGAACACCGTGAGGTTGGCGGGTGGTTCTGACTACTACTCTCTGATCTTCCCGGATCTCTTCTCTGACGCAGTCCCCGACGAGACCGGATATCATATGTGGAGCTATGCTCTGCTTCCGTGGAACCCCCTCAAGCCATCGGGCTCCACCAACTACAGCAAACTCGCAAATGTGTCTCTGGCACATGATATGTCACCGGCCGCGGTGGCCTCCGTCTCATCTCCCCCTCTGGATCAGAATGGAAACGTTCTCGTCTATCCAGACCTGTCCGGCGAGGAAGTGGACTTCCCCCAGAAGTATCGCCACATCTTTATCGCCCGTAATTGGAACATAGCGCGTGTCGCCAACGGGTCCTTGGGTCATCCAACGCTTTAAATTCATTTGGCGGCGTTTATTCAATTGGAAACCGACCAAAGAACGGTTCTCAGCCCATACTTATCCAGATTCTGTTCATTTGTTCAAAAACAAATGAAAAAGTCAATTCCGAATTATATAGTCGGCTATCCCAAACCCACGTTAGCGAACCGTGTGATGCGTAAACACGGGCCGTATTCCAGTTTCTAGCCACAATCAGAAAAAATGAGGTTTTCCAATTAAAGTCCTGTACATCCAGCAAGATTTCTGAATCTTCCCCTATTTTTTTGATTATCCAAATCATGGCTTTTCAAGATTACGAAACCGTTCTTTCGAACGTCAAGATATTTTCCTGTATTCTTCTGACCACCAAAGAAGAGTATAAGGATTCTACAGATCTCAGATGGGCGTGCTCTTGTGGACAAGAAATATCTTCGAGTTACCGAAGATTAACTCAGTGGAAAGGAAAGTGTGAGTCCTGTAGAGAAAAAAACAAGAAAAAACAGTCTCGTAAATTTTATACTTATGAAGTAATCAAGGCTGTCTATGAAGAAGCTGGTTGCCAATTACTCTCTCCTCCCGAAGAATACACTGGAGCGAGAGATAAGGTTCGATGGAGGTGTAAATGTGGAGACGAGCAGGAATCCAGTTTTAGCTCTTTCAAGACATATATGAGATGTAGAAGATGTGGTATCCGAGAGGCGAAAGGAGATACCTATGAAGCTTTCCGAGAGGCTTTGGAGAATGAAGGATGGAAACTACTAGATCCAAAAATCAAATACAAAAACAACAAGACTATTATGCAGGTCCTAACCAACACAGGTCATCTAACAGAGACTTCCTACAATCGTTTTCAACAGGGTCATCGAGCCAAAAAAGATGTGGACGACTTTCATCGGAAAAAATATGAAGAAGTAAAGAAAGCTTTTGAAGAGAAAGAATTCGAGCTTCTCGAGACCGAGTATGTCAACAAATCAACTCTTATGAAATATAGATGTCGTTGCGGATCAATTGCCGAAATTACATATGAAAATTTAACGAAAAACATCATCGGGTGCCAGAATTGTCATTATCAAAAAATTACAGGAGATCAGTTGACCCGATGGGAAAAGGAATCGACTTTTCAATTGAAAGCTTCGGCTGGAAAAAATATGAAAAAATATGTTTTTCCTTCCGGAAGAGAGGTAAAAGTTCGAGGATATGAAAATTTTTGTTTGGACGATCTGCTTTCAGAAGGGATAAATGAGAATGATATAACTGTTGATCCGGAGGAGATCCCTGTTATTCAGTATCTGTGGGAAGGTCACTATCATTCCTACTATCCCGACATTTTTATCGCGAACGAAAACAGAATTATCGAAGTCAAAAGCCCTTTGACAATTAACTATCTGGTTGAGAAGAATCAGAAAAAATGGGAAGCTGCAGCGATGGAAGGATACAACTTTGAGGTTCGAGTCTACAATAAGAAAAATCTTCTTGAAAAGAGACTTTACTCTCCACGCAGCGTCGATCCTGTTATCAAAAAGATGGACACTCCCAAACCAGGCAAAACATTGAGATTGGAGGAGGAACAGGAAAAGCCAATTAAGAATTGGCCTGGTTGTCGAGTAACTAAAGACGGTCGAGTGATTGGCAACCATGGCCGAGAATACGTCAAGAAAGAATCTGAGGGCCATGTAAAGGTACAGTTATCGAGAAAGATCGACGGAGAAATTACTCGAAAGAGAAAGGCGATCGACTATCTGGTTCTGAAACATTTCCTTCCGGAGGATCAGATCGGTAAACTGAAAGACACGAGGTACGAAATTACTCACAAAGACGGAAATATCCACAACAATAACTACTCGAACTTGAAGTTGGCCCTCAAAGAACAGTGTCGAAAGGACGCTAAACATGTGAAGGACTGTGTCGGTGAGGGAGTAATTCAGATGGAGAAAGACGGAACTTTCATAAGAGAATTCAAAGACACAAAAGAAGCTTCGGCGAAAACAGGAATTTCAGAGGATAATATTAAAAAGGCCTGTCGAGGAAAAAGACCTTCGGCTGGAGGATTTACATGGGAATATCGAGAGTTAGTTCAAAAACAACGAGAAGATGTGAAAAAGTGGAGAAAAATCGAAGAGTTCCCTCAGTATCGGATTTCAAGAAGCGGATCTATATGGAGTGAGAATGTTCAAGACTATCTTCACCCTTACGAAGATAACGGATATCAAAAAGTCAAACTACGAAAAGACGGGAAACGCTACACTCGCGCAGTTCATATTCTGGTGGCAGAAACCTATCTTACTCGTCCGAAAGATCCCGAAGCTACAATTCGGCATCGAAATATGAACAAGAAAGATAACAGCATAGGCAATCTGGCCTGGGAATAGAATGATTCCGACTCGGACAGTGAATGTTGTTGAGGAAAAAAGTATTTTTGTCGAAAGACAAAAATACGACCGACTTGGAAAAATGAGATTTTTGTCTGACATATCTACAAAAACTTTCAGATTACTTATCAGTGTGATTGTGTTTACGAAATGTCAGTTTACAAGTTTCAACCTGAGATCAGGTTCCCTTTTGAGTACGACCCCGAAGGAATGGATGGAGATGAATTGGAAGACCGAACATTTAAATCCATCTGCAGTGTTTGTGGAGATCGAGTTCTGTGCACCGAGTGCGAGAACTGCTCTAAGGTAATATGCGAGTACTGCTCGAACCTGGGACTGCGTCTCGACTCTCGGAGGTTCTGCTCGGTGTCGTGCATGGACGAGTACACTCACGAGAATATCGAAGAGGATATGCTTTACTACTGCGCGTCGTGTGACCGACTCTCCACTCGAGTGGTTTCGTGCGATGTGTGCGGATTTCTGTTTTGCGAGGAGTGCATGGCGGAAGGAGTGGAGGATAATGGTCATAGGTACTGCTCTCGGTCCTGCTACCACAGCGTGTAGAGCTCTAGAGTGCCACTCGATCGAATATAACCAGGTAGGTTATATTCACTATGAACTAGTACTTGAGGCGGAGATGGCCGGATAGTTTGGAACGGGTTTCCTCCAACTCTTTTCTCAGCATCTCGGAGATCTGAATATAGAGCTGCAAAAGACTACAGGAAGGAAAGTTCTGATAAACACATCCGTGAATAGAGCCATGCATCATTAGAGGGATAACGATAAGATCGGCAAAGCTTTCGTCGATGATAAAAGGATATGCCAACGGCAGAACGGTCCACTCTTTGACCTGAATCGAGACACCTTGAATCTCAAAGACCATCGGTTTCAGGCAGACAAATGCGTCGTACCCCTTCTGATAGATACTTTGCAGAGATTGAGAAGGAAGGCGAACGATAAAGTGCTTATCGTAGATCATATCCAGAGCCTGATCACAGGTCTCTGCTTCGGGGATCATATCGCAGATTCTTTCGTTCTCGGTCGGCATCATACTCTGTATTCCTTCAGTCTGTTTAACGAAAAATGAATAAAAGAGAGAATGAAAGAATCAGTTAGAGCACCATGCAGAAAGTGGAATATCTTCACTCTCTGGAGAGAAAGAGGTATCGACTGAGAGTAGGCGCCGGGGTCTGTATGTTAACCGGATTCGGACTGTACACACTTGTTCGTCAAAGAGGGAGAGGATACAGTGATTTTAAGTTTCTCGGAACTTTTGGTCTGGGAACGGGATTACTTCTCGCCTCCTCTCGAATGTGGTGGAAGGCGGCAGACTACACCGACCGAATAAAAGATCTGGTTCGATAAGAAAATATGAAATATGTACGGATCGTACATATTTCAGATCGGTAAGATACTCGTTTTGCATAAAGAATAACTTGAAAGAGATTAGACAAGCAGTTTCGATGGAGACATCCGAGAAGAGTATTCACTATCGATATGCCAATAAACCCGCTGCTTCAGAGAGTTCGGAATCTAAATCTATAATAACGGTTTCAGACGGTACTCAAAGTCTAAAAGGGGTG